CGACGTTCTACAGTAAAGGCCCGACTGGGATCTAAAGATTCCACGAAGGGGGCTCTATCCAGGCTGGGCAGAATATCGTCGAAACGATATATCTGCCGAGTCTCGGTATGACTTCACTATTATTGCTAGCTACGTCATAACTTCTACACCACAGCCTTGTAAGCAAGACCGCGTGATCTTCTGCGTAAGAATACCTAGGACGGAAAGAACGAACTCGGATATTATACCCTCTTTGATAACGGCGACACCGAGGAGGCGTCGCTCTATCAAAATGAGAAATAAACCCGAGGTCACCTAATCCCATAGGGATTAGGAGCCTTAACTTCTTAGGACAGAGAGATTTGACAAGTATTGCAACATGCAAAAACCTACTGTCAAGCCACTCGCCAAAGCCGGAACGCAATGCAAAAACAATTATATTGTTATGAATTGTGTAAAGGTCTTCGGCTTCCTTCGCATGGGATCTGAAGTATATCGGCGTTATGTCACAACCGTTCCACCAATGCTTGCCGCAAGATTCCCGATAATATGAAGAAGAGTAACTCTTCTTAGTATTAATGGTAAATCCTAAGCAATCAAAGAATGATATGCACGCGTCGACGCAGTCGACCGGGCATATCAGATCATCTCCGTAAATAGAGACGATCGGATCGGGATGTATATCTTCTGCCACGGCTAATGCCGCAGCGTAGAAGATCAGACTCTCTAGTTCGAAAGTAAAGCCGTTCCCCATAGAGGAGAACTTCTCATATTCGATTAAAGAACCGTCTGGCATAACTCCGCGAGACGACCTCAGAAGATCGAGGAAGCAGAACCAGTCATAGGGGAGAAGTGATAACACCAACCCCCAAGAGATCGAATCACTAGCCGACGAAAAGTCGATAGTGGCAAGATCTCCTCGACTGCTACCCTGCTTAGCCAACACCTGGTTGGTACCTTGATTTCTCAGATCAATCCCAAAGCGTAATAGACGGGATCGTATATAGCTACCGACGCCTTTCTGGAACCATAAGTTCAGGGAAGGCTCGATCGCTATAGGTCGATCTGTTCTATTATTTTTCGGGACGGTCGTTATCTGATTAGCAGGCACTATAGTGAATGAGGGGTCCCAATTTGGGTACTCGACTTTCATGAAGCGCTTTGCTAATAGGTAGAGCGGCAAGTTCGTTTCACAATTATTGCGAAACTTATTGAATGGTGTTGCGCGTTCTGCTTTATTAAAAAGCGTAACGCCCGGCCCCCACCCGCTCATATCAACTATCCTCTCAATCTGCAGTGGGCCTAATATCAGTTCGATTTTTCTCTGCATACGGAACATCCGCGCAGAGTCAATAGGTTGGAAGTTCCTATTGACGAATCGGACATTGGTCAATCTGCACTTCTCTTCGCAGTCCAGTAGTTTCTCTAATGCGACACTTCGCGTGTCGACAGAAGAAGGAAAATACGGGTACTTAGAAAGGAAGCTTGTTGCACAAAGAGAATCACGAGCAGAGGCAACATCGTTATAATCGAAAGGATTAAACGATAAGTTGCATATCTGTTCAAATTCTGAATACTTTAACAAAAGTGAAACCGTTAAAGCCCTTGGGCAATCAAGAGATTTGAGGAAGGCCTGGATTACTCGGTAATCGTTTTCATGAACTCGGTTCATGCTTAACTCCATCAAAACTAGGTTTTACCTAGATAATTAAGGACAGCGGTAATGATAGCGCTAATAAGAACTAGAATCGAAATGATCCTAGGCTTAGTAAACACTTTCAAAACCCTCAACCGCCGCAATTACAGTTGCATCGACAAGAAAGTCGGCAATTGAAGCGCGGAGGTTCTGACGATCAATCAATGCCGAAATTTTCGGTAAAGAAAGCTCGAAAGTCCCGATCAGTTCGTCTACCTTTTGAGTAGTAAGAACAGGATCCATGATGGGTACCGAGATCTTCCCTCTGACTTTTACCTTAGTAGCATTGCCTTTAGGGTAAGAGACAGACAAAGTGACTTGAGGACGAGCATCATAAGATGCACCGGCACCAAGCCATTTGGCCACGTTAGTAGACGGGTCGATATCAGCTGGGGTGTAAGTCACCTCAGTAGCAGCTTGATTTTTAAGCTGCAAGTTTGCAAAGGCAGACATATAGTCTCCTAGTGAAATGCACTAAGTGCGTTGAAGGAATAACGCCACACCATTTAGCATGCGACGTTGGGAAACACCACCGAGCGAGAAGCGAGGAACGGGCATAGCAGGAGGATAAGACCTCGGGCTACGAACGAAGCTCACATGCTGGCTCTCTGATGTCATAGTCCCAGCTTCCCATTTAAAAGAAGTAACACCTGTACCCGAATAAAGCGGATACGACGTAATAGTCGTAGTAGTTTTATAAAGGTACGAATCGTGGTATGCTTTTACATTAGAAGAGAAGGCCTTACAACTAGAGAGATAATCTCCCAAAGGGTAAAGCCAATCTAATATAAAGGAGTAAGGTATCACTTCCCAAAAGGTAGCAAGAGGCGTGGAAAAACCATGCAGACCTGCTAACTTAGGGATTGATACGTTAGTATCCATGAGCACTTGATGTTTAACTAAGACATCACACTTCTGATTAATGGTAATCCTAGATCCTCCAGAGTTATAAGATTGGGCGCTTTCGAGCGTCGTCTTCTCAGTAGCCCTGAATCGGATAACGGATTTATTGGAACTAACGGTTTTAGCTATCTTGTTAACATCGTCAACAAGAGGAGCCACGCCATATGTCCATTGAAGCCACATGCTAGAGATCTGTCGAGCGAGACGATGAACATCATCCATTTGGCCCCGGGCATAAGCTACGGCACGGCGTATATCAAGTTTCTTGATAGTCCGAGCAATAGCAATACCTGAGTCCAACATGGAGGATACCATCGAAGTCGTTTGACCAGAGGTCGCGAGCATATTAGCAACGTTGGCATAATTACCAGCAGCGTTTACATAAAGTTTAGTAAGAACTCCACGAGAAGTGGTGTTCGCCCAAGAAGTGGCATAAGCAGGAGTTGATATAAAGCCGGACGCGTCAACCCCGAAAGAGGTTAACCCGGGCCAGCAATAGAGACCGAGCATAATGCCTTTACCACTCATTGTTCCAGTGCCTTTATCACCACCAGAACGGCCTACACAAGAACCACTAAGACCGGATACGTTAGTAACCTGTCGAGATTGAAAATTAAGTTGATTTGGGGTTAAAACAGCTGAACCAGGATTATAAACTCTTTCAAGCTTATAACTGATCCGCGTTTTATAGCCCCATATCTTCCTCTTTTTCATCACAATATAGTAGCTCTTAGTGTATTTACCACTAGGTAACTTTATCTTATGGTATCGACGTTGGGGTATATAAGTGTGGGAAACCACAGCTCTATACCGCGTCATTACCTTAATCCGGATATAGGAAATACCACCCTTAATATAAGGGGAGTTATTACCTGTGCGGGACGTTAGATCAGCGGAGTACGACTGTACCCCTGATCTAGGAACCGGGTCGGAGACGGGACCATCAAAGTCGAAACTAGTATTGTAATAACAATCTACGTTTTTACCTTGTTGGGTACCGTACCCCATATAACCTCCGAAGTTATCTAGAACCTGACTAGTTTTGTCAGTGAGTTCCCCCGAAAG